GTGTCAAGGGTTCCATAGAGCGCGTTGTCAAGAATAAAACTATCAATAATCGCCTCTAGCGTGGTCATATTGACCTTCCAAGAATTTGGCGTAATAGTCATAGCCTTGCCAAACACCTGCAAAGTTTTTGTCAAAGTAGAGTTACCAGGCTGATTGGTTGTAATAGTTACAGGATCAAAGAAATCGAGGTCTAGGGCTGCAATAATGCCTGTGTTGTAGTTATCTGTGTATAGGTCAAGGGTTATGGAATCGCATCTGACCGTGGTTTCTGCGCGTGAGGCTACATAGGCCTGGGCGTAATCAAGCGCAACCTGATCCGTTTGCATGAGTAGGTTTTGCTGATTGTAACTATGTAGGAAATATTTATCAATGCTTGCCTGGTCTGTCGCAGTCTGAACACTGCCACCGCTACGGGTCACATTAGCTTGATTGTATATTAGGACATCGTTGAGAATCCAAACAGCATTTGTGTAGCTGATATCTGTGCCATTATCGTTAAATAATACAGGTGTGCCGGTAATTGATGAGGCAGTTAAATTTCTGTCTTGAAATACAAAATTGCCCTGTGGCCCTACATATAATGCACCATACTCACTTGTTTCTATTGTTTGCATAGCGGCTAAACAGGTTCTAGGGGTTGCCGGATCGCTAGCCATTGTGGTCAAACCCGCATCCACATCCCTCATGGAGTTAGGCCAGGCAATAGCATCTAGCAAATTGTTGATACGCGCCCCGGATAACTGGCCTGCGCTTGTGCCTGCCACTGTCGCAATCTGAGCATTTTGAGCTAGCCTAAAAGCGTCAACACACTCCAAAGTTGTATAAACAACATCGCTAGCATTTAGCGGCGTGGTCGTGCTGTAACTGACAATGTAACCCATGAAAATTGGATATGTGACCGCGCCATAGGTTGCAGTAATCTGCACTTTTTTCATCGGCGTGAGCAAGCCCGCATAGGGAGAATTTAAATTCTGGCTATTGAAATCCCCGTTTTGATCAACAATTCTAAGGGTACAGCTACCTGTTTGAAATTGATCGGCTTGGGCGTTGCGACCTCGCTGTGTTGTTATATTGTTTACAACATCGCTTACATCAACGATGATGGCTGCTGAGTCACCTAACACATCTGTATCTAAAATGCCTGAGTCAAGCAAAAGGGTTGGTGCGAAAGCAGGCCCAGTGCTAAAATTTATAAAAGCATTGACTACGGGTACAGGCATTAGATAGCGCCTGCATAATCTAAGTTGTTGCCATATCGATTGTTGGTTTGTACAGCTTGTTGTACGACTTCAATTAGGCCACTTGTTTTATCAACTATCTCAATTTTAACTGTATTGCTCCCACCCCCGCCACCGCCCGTGCCATTTGCCATACTGCCGATAGAAGTAGATATATCTAAATAATCGGGTAAAACACCTCTAGGTACTGGTCTTGGCACATAAGGCGTAAAGCCTGACTCTCCGCCAAAAGGCGCACCTTTACTGTTACCTGGTACAGCTGCTATTGCAGCTGCAGCGTTTGCCTGAGCTAAGGCAATTGCCGCGTCATATGCAACACCAAGCAGGGCTATGTAGGCTTTGAGTGCATCATAGCGCGCTAGATCATTTGCAGATTGAGTAGTAGCTATAGATAGCTCATTGCTTACCATAATACTATTAAGTGTGGCTAAGGCTGCGCCTGTTTTTGCTATTGCAGCTAGTTTGGCTATTGATGTGAGCTGTATTTGCACACGCTCGTTGTACTCATTAAGAGCTGCCAAACCACCTTGCTTTGTTAAAGCATCGTTATATTTAGCAAAGGCTGCATCTCTAGCTGAACTTTTATCTGCGTCAGACATCTTAGTTTTATCTATGGCTGCTAACTCAGCTAAAAGCGTGGCATTTAAAGCTTCGAGCGACTTGGCACTAATGGTAGTTATGCCTGCTAATTTGGCTGTTTGCACTGAGTCCTGCAAGATTTTTAGCTGATTTAAATATTCTAATGCTTTTTCGCCATCCTCATTCTCTATAGCCTGCATAGCCAATAGGCGCAGTTTTGTATCGTTATCGTATGTAGCTTTTAGGGCAGCAGCTATTGATATGCGGGTAAGGTCGAAGGCAGCAGCGGCCTTGGATAGATCAGCAGATTTTTTATCTGCTATGGCTTTTTTAGCAGCTGCGGCGGCTTGTGCTGCGGCCAATTTCCTAGCAGCAGCTCCAGCCTCAAAAGCTCGTTTTTTGGCAGCTGCATTTGCCTTATCAATAGCTGCGCGATCACCAGGAGATTGTTGCCCTACAGATGAGGCAGGTTTATTTTTCGGCACTACACCTAAAAAACCACCAAACTCTATTTGATTTAAAATTGCGTTCATGTCATAAACACCGGTCAAAACTTTAAGTACCCCGGCAAAAGCTTCGGCTAGTTTTTCTACTTTACTTGTAGCCTTAGTTATATTGCCGCCACCTGCTAATTCAGCAAAAGAATCTAAAAGTGCGCCGCCCAGTATCTCCTGGACATTACCCATAGAAATTGACAAGGCATCCATTTGACCGGCATAGCCCTTAATTGCAGCTTCACCTGCGCCACCAAAATGTGATGTAAGTACAACTAATAACTCATCAAAACTTAAAGCTGCTAATTGCGCTGTAGTTAATCCAGTCTGTAGTTGTTTTAGGCCCTTGCGATTGCCTACATAAGCCTGCGATAATATGTTAATAGTTGCGCTGTAATCCAGTCCAGCACCATTAGCCGTATCGAACGCTATAGCCATTATTTTTTGCGTAAGGGCTATCGATCCTGTTACCTGCGCTAGTTGAGAATAGGCCGGCCTTAAAAGGTCATCGGCTATGTGAGTCTGAGTCTCCATAGATTTTATGAAAGCCTCACTGTTTACATTTGCATAAGCTAAACCTAGATTTTTTAAATTACTTGCAAGAATGCTTTGACTTTTTTGATCTGCTGCTGCTGCCTTTATCGATGCTTTTGAATAGGCTATGACGGCTTTGGCTCCAAAGGCAATACCTAAAGATGCTGCTAATTTTTTAGTAGTTTTGTATAATTTTTCAGTAGCCGAATCAGCTTGTTTGAACGCTTTTTTGCCAGTAAATTCTGCCGCTATATCAATGAGTATATTGCTCATGCGCTAGCCCTGCTGCTGCTAACTGTGGCACGCTTTTCAAAGTTTACCCGGGCTTGTTCAATGGCTTTAAAGATTGCCACTGTCTGCTTGCCCTCATCCTGCTCCCATGCGCGATATAAAACACGGCCGCGCATGTCTTGACCATTGCGCTTGCGGCCATAGATAGGGCCCTGTTGTACAAATCGTTTGCCTTGAGGCGTAATGCCTGGGGTTTTACGCCCGGCTGTTTCATATATAGCACCTGCCGCGCTCATATTCTTGACCCTAAACAATGATCTAAAACCTCTGCTATTGGGTTTGCCATAGCCAGTGCGATAGACAATCCCACGCTTAATTTCTGTAGCGTTGTACAATGGAAAAAATCGCACCCTGCCTGTCGCACTAAAAGTTTTAAACATGGAATTTTGAGCAGTAATTTTGCGAGATGCGTCAAACTCCCAATTAAATAAACCGCCTGGTGCTTGGTTTGGCACAAAACCCCTAGCGCTTTTTTGTATAACTTTTAGTGACTTAGTAATCTCTACAGTCAATTCTTTTGCCAAGTCTGGGGCATAGGCGTTCAGGGCTTTACGAAGAGCCATTACGCCTTTTACCTCTACTGGCATTTTGCATCTCCTTAGCTCGATCTGTTAACACTTGCAACATATTTGCAAACATTGTGGCATCTAACTCTAAAAGGTGTTGGGGAGGGATTCCCGTTTCTACGGCTAATTGGGCGACCAAGTAACCAAAGGAACCCCTACCCACTACTCCAAAGGGTTATCATCTAGCACATCGACTTTCGCCAAAGTGTCTAGAAATTCTGCTCCAAAAATTGGTACTGTTTCGCCGCTAGTGCGGATGCACTCCCAACAAAGCCAATAGACCATTGTCTGCATCTCATCATCTCTAAAAGCCTTGTGAAAGCCTTTTTTAAAATGTAACTCAAATGCATACTCAACACGCGGCGTAATCTGGTACTCAGCCACCGCGCCATCTGTTCGCGTAACTTTTAGTCTTGCCATTGTGAGGCCCCTTTGTTTAGTTAGTTATACTGTGGTATCTACAACAATAACGCTATTGCAGGTAAATGTAATCGATTGGGTAGAGATATCTGCTACAGCGCCGTTAATATCTGTTGTGTTATTAACTAGGACTGTAGTTTGATATTCCGGATTTGTAGCCGAAATCACGGCGCTTGTTTGCTTTAGCGTTAGTGGCACAGTTGTACCCCAAGCAGCTTGCAAAGTCTGTAGCACATTAGATGCCGCAGTATCATTTAAAAAGTCTAAAGTGATAGTGCTGGCCTCTAGGCCTTTTACAAATTTATGAGCTGTATCCATTCTGTTACCACTATTGCTAGCGGGCTAGTCATTTCTGCTAACCTCTGCATCTTTACCATTGATGCAGTTCAGACTATATCTTCATCCTATTACTAGGAGCAGCGCGTGTAGT